CAAGGGCATTGCGCTCTCACCGGAAGACCACTGGGAAAAGATCCCCAACTTGATCATATTATACCAAAAACAAGGGGTGGAACTGATTGTTATGAAAATTCAAGATGGCTCTGCGAAGAGGCTAATCAAGCAAAACGCAATCTTTTAGATAGTGAATTTTTACAGTTATGCAGAGAGGTAATGTTGTGGGAAGGTGGGCCTACACAGAATTTATAGGGAAGCAGTTGATTTCACTAATGAAAAACAACTAAAGGAGGGCGAGGATGAGGGAGAATTGGCTTAAAGAAATATGCGGTAAATGTGGATTTCGGTACGGCTCACATCATGGAGGGACCTCCCCATGGCCGAGGGATTATTGTCCTGGACATGAAAACCAAATGGATTGGGAAAATGGTCCAGGTACGTCCTTTAAACCTACAGGTGAATATCAAAAAAACAAGGAGGGGGAGGATGAAGTGTGAATCCTGTACAGATAAAGCGGCAAAGTGGCAATGCCCTGAATGTGGATTTACTGTTTGTGGTATTTGTCATGATTTAGATGCAGGACAATGTTCAATGTGTTCGCCACATTATAAAAAGATATCTAAAAGAAAGGTGAAAAAAGATGCCCGCGAAAGGGTGGAGAGGGAAAACCGGACCAAATAGAGTCAAGACGGATCATGAGGAAGAGATCGACAAGTACATCCCGCAGGCGGAGAGGTATGCGGATAGCCACCTTCTGAACTGTCAGCCAGCAAATTGGTATCGTAATCGATGGAGTCGGATATTTTTAGACAGAATGAACGATCTCACAATCGCGGCGGGCCTGAGGGTGCCGTTCGAGAAGGATGTTAAAAGGGGCCCAGAGGCACCTAAGGAAGCCGAGGATCGAATTCCAAGGACAATAGCACACCAGAGTATGGGTAAAACCTAGAAATCGATTCTCGTGCCGCTGAGGAGCGCATAATGAATTCTGACCGTTCAAAAAATGAACAGCAAAATCGCCATCTTACGTTTTTTGGTCCTTGACATCCTCAAAATAATCAAATAAAATCCCAAGCCATCATTACAATCCTCCTTCGGGCGTCCCCAGGCGGCCTGGGCCGCCTTATTTTATGGTGGCCTTATGTCAGCAGCAGTCAAAATATCCCAAGAAACTCAAATCCTGATTGAGGCAATCGGTAAAGCGATCAAAGAATGTGGCTTGACCGATGCCAAATTTTGCCTCAATAACGTCATGATAAATATAGGAAATGAGGGCCATTCCGGCAATAAAACAACTTCCGTAAATGTCGAGATCCCACCAAAAATCCTTAAAAATACCGATGTAGATATTGAAACCGCAATGATTAAAGAATTTATTGGACTTGTTGAATTCTTGCCACAACCTCGATTTGATAGTATTTTCAGGTTGTTGATCGCCGCTGCTCACCGTGAGAGCCAGACCGATATAGAGGCAGCCCAATGGCTGGGGATTAATTATGAACGATATCGGGCTTATCGAGCCAAAGTGTTACCGGAGGCAAGTGTTTGATTTATGGACAAAATTGAACAAAAGGTGAAAAGATTCGAGAGGGATATCGAAAAGACCAAAAATAAACCAGTGGTCCGGGCTAGATTGTTGAAGAAAATGAAGAGCTTAAAGAGGAGGATGGGGTGAATGTTTCACGATTGGACAAAGAGGAGAAAGGCACATGAAAAGCCCGTATTGTAAGTGTGGAAATCAGAGGGCTAAAGGCGATAGAAGATGCTTAGAATGCAAATCGGCCCAAATGAGGCGTTGGCGGAAGACACATCCTATGACTCCCATACAAAGGCTTAAAGATATCTGTCGGAGTTATGCGAACACATATTATCAGAGAGGGAAAATCAAGAAAAATCCATGCGAAATATGTAACAATCCAAATAGTCAGATGCACCATGAAGATTATTCTAAGCCATTGGATATTCTATGGTTCTGCCGCCCTTGCCACATAGCATATGAAAAAATCTAATGCCAAAAAGAAACCAAAGGCTCGTAAGAAACCTGGACCTAAACTCAAGGGCGGACGGCCGACGCTGTTTAAACAAGAATTTGCGGAAATTGCCAAAGAATTGATATTACATGGAATGAGTCTGTCTAAGTTGGCGATATTCTTAAAGATACACAGAGACACATTATACCAGTGGATGAAAGACCATCCCAAGTTTTCCGACACTATAACCAAAGCCCAGGATGATTATAACTGCGGCAGAGTTGAGAAATCAATGCTTAGGTCCGCTCAGGGGTTCAGGTTTACCGAGACTACACATGAAGCCGATAAAGACGGAAATATGGTGCTTACCAAGAAAGTCAGGAAGTTTGTCCCGCCCAACGCCACTATGGCCATTTTCTGGTCTACTAATCGGGCAAAGAACCGCTGGAAGCATCAAAACAGGATGGAGCATGACATTTCACCCGAAGCAGCTAATTTCATTATGAATATTGGGAAAAAGAAAGGATAAAATATGGCAAAAGACGACATATGGGATGAAGTAGCATTTAAAATCATTTATTTAAACCCTAAAACTGGTAAGCCGGATCAATCGAAAGAAATCAATATTTATTTAAATGGCAAAGTTACGGGGATAGAGGGCGGTTATGTGATAGTTAATCGGTATCCTGTCCTGTTCGATGTTTTTGTGGGGCATTTAAGAAAGCTAATTCAATTAATAAAAAGAGATCCCTTTATGGATATCGAGAAAAAGGAGGAAAGTGATGGATGAAATATACATAAAACCGATGCCATTTATCGAATTTCCCATTGAGCCAAAGTCAAACATTAGGTGGATTAGCATAGAAGAGGCAAAAGAGATGTATCCGGCCAAAGAACTGGATGAGGGTGATCCTCCTGGGCCCCCTAAACCTCCAAGGCCCAAGAATCATCATCCGGTAGGATAATATGAATATCGAATACACCGCAGTTCCGACAATGAGCCAACTCCACCATTCCAATGCCTTCTACCGGGGCATCATGGGACCGGTCAGGTCCGGGAAGTCCACCGGCTGCTCGTGGGAGCTATGGCGAAGAGCAAATGAGCAAAAACCGATGAAAGGTGGCGTAAGGCGCACAAGGTTCGGTATTATCAGGAATTGCTATGATGATCAGACAGAGATTTTGACTGAAAACCGGGGATGGCAGCTATTCAAAGATCTATTGGAAGATGATAAGGTTGCCGCATTGGTTGGTGACAATTTAGTATATCAGCAACCAAATCGGGTTGCTCGGTTCCCCTATAAAGGGGAAATGATCGGATTTGAAGGGGAAAACGTTGATTTCTTGGTGACTCCGGATCACAAGATGTGGGTGAGTACCCGGACAACAAGAAAGAAAATATGGGGTAAGTATGAGATCCGCACAGCAGAAGAGATTTATGGGAGTCAATTGGTTCGTCTAAAGCGGAACTCGCAATGGGTTGGCGTAGAGACGGATCTAAGTCCGGATGTGTTTGAATGGCTTGGTTTTTGGTTTGCGGAAGGATCTGTTGGAGAATACAGAAACCAAAAACGAATAACAATCACTCAAGTAAATGATATTGATTATACCAGAGATCTTTTTGAGCGTGCCGGGATTGCATGGAGAGAGTGGAAGCGGAAGCCAAGTGGAATAAATTTCGTTGTTGATAAAGAATCAGAGCTTTTCGAACGGCTTTGGCTTTTATTGAAGGATGCAGGTAAGGCAAGAACAAAAAAGATACCAGTCGAGCTATTGCATGCGCCGAAGGAACATCTCCAAGCTTTTTTAGCCGGGATGATAAAGGGTGATGGGACAGTCGGCAAGAGTACATGTGTGAAAATATCTTCACAGATTCTTGCGGATCAATTACAGGAAATCGCGGTAAAAGCCGGTTTTGTTGCAAATGTTAATAAAGAGAAAGACTATACTGGGAGGGAAATTGTATTTGACGGTATCGTTAAGGGGCACACGAATGGTCCCCAGTATTGTGTTACGTTTGTAAAGCCACAGAAATACAGGCCATTATTGCTTTGTGATAAAAATTCGACTCGGCGGAGGGGCTGGTATAAAGAACAATATGATGGTGAAGTGTTTTGTGTTGAAATGCCGCCAATTCCTGTTTATGTAAGACGAAAAGGAAAAGGTTTTTGGTGTCTTCGGACATATCGTGAACTTCTCGACACGACCGTCAAGACCTGGCTTGACTGGTTCCGTGAGGAGCATGTAGGGCGATTCAATAAACATTCGATGACTCATAACATGCGATGGAATGACATTGATTGTGAGGTGCTTTTCAGGGCCTTAGACCGCCCTGGTGACATTTCCAAGCTATTGTCAATGGAGTTGACCGGGGCCTGGGTAAATGAGGCTAGAGAGGTACCTAAGGGCGTCATAGATACCCTTGGGGATAGGGTCGGTCAGTTCCCGGCCAAAAAGGATGGTGGCTGTACATGGGAGGGTGTTCTTCTTGATACCAACCCCCCGGATGATGATCACTGGTGGTATGAGATGGCCGAGGAGCAAGAATATGACGGAATACCTGTTGATCCCTCAGCCTGGCAGTTTTTCAGGCAAGCCGGGGGCATTATGGAGGTTGACGGGAAATTCATCCCTAATCCGGATGCGGAGAATATTGGAAACCTCAACCAAGGGGCCGGATATTATCTCAAGCGCCTGCCAGGTAAGAAGAAATCCTACATCCGGGTATATTACTGTGCCCAATACGGCTACGTCCAGGAAGGGAAACCAGTTCATGAGGAGTATGTCGAGCACGTCCATTGTGCCAAGGAGGTTATCAGGCCGGTCCAGGGCCTTCCGATCGTCATAGGCGTAGACTTCGGCCTTACTCCCGCCGCCGCGTTCCTTCAGCGGCAAGCCTCGGGCCAATGGATCATGTTTGACGAGATCACCACGGAGCATATCGGGGTTAAGAGGTTTACCCGAGACTTGCTGGTCCCCATTTTGAATGGTATTTACCGGGGATTCAAATTCGAGGGCCATATCTGGGGAGATCCGGCAGGAAGTGATGAGGCCCAAAGCGATGAAACGACCTGCTATCAGATGCTGGATGTTGAGGGTATCAAGGCCCAGCCTGCCCCTTCGAATGATCCCACATTGCGGCGTGAGTCCCTCTCAGCACCTCTTATGCGCATGGTGGATGGCAAGCCCGGATTCATCATTTCCCCTAACTGCAAGGTAGCCAAGAAAGGTCTCGCCGGGGGGTATTGTTACAAGCGCCTGCAGATCGGGGGGGCAGAAGAGAAATACAGGAATGTCCCTGATAAGAACAAATACAGCCATATTGTCGAGGCCCTCGAGTATGGTCTCATGGGAGAGGGTGAGGGCAAGGCCCTGATTCATCGCCCGATT